TGATAAGAGTGGCGGTGATCAACACCAGTCCAAATTGCCACCTCGACTAATGATATGATTCACTACTGCCCCTGGGCAGCCTGTGCAATCCCTAGCATTATGTCAAGATGGAAGAAAGACTGGTTTGGTCGTTATCAACCTAACTGGTATGTTCCAGCTCATCTTGGAGGAATGGGACTAGACAGAAAGTATGCTCCTGCTGATTGGAAAATTTCCAAATCACAGAGAGAACTTGCTGCTAGATTCATTGCCGATCCAAGAATGGTTTTGTACAGAATTAAAGGAATGGATATTCCTACTGCAAAACTTGCTGGCGCAATCGCTAACTGGAAGTTAGTTATTGGTGATTACGTTGAAACTGATTCAGAATCACAAACAGAAAATGATGCTTGGTTGGCTCGATTAGCTTATGCTGCTCGCGCTCACCATGGATCAAAACCTGTAAGTGATAATGATTTTATTTCAAAGTTTAAACCACAATATCGTTTAAAACCAATGTCTCCAGAGGTATTAGAACTTTATTGGGATGCTCGTCTATATGCATCCAAACTTCCTTCCTGTCCGCCCATCGGGAAAATCAAGTTGCCAATTTGGCTCCGATCTGATAGATCTTTTGTTAAAGAATTTATCAAACCTGAGTAAATTGGCTTTCTGTCATGACACTGACGTTAAACAGGTCATGGGGTTATAGTAAATAATTGCCCAAAATGGTGCTCTCAAATAATTATACTGGCGCGTCTATACGTAGACAATAACCAATAATTAAACGGAGTCACCAGTGACACCTAGTGTCCCTGGATTCTGATTCTTATGAAAGCTTAATACTTCCATGCTAACCAAAAAGCCGAGAGACTGCACGGCGCACCCTAGATGAGAAAAATGATATCACTTGTCCAAGTGATTGATTTCAATGATTCTAGGTTTTACTATGATGGACAGTCCAGTTTTTATTCGCTGGATCCCATACAGAATAAATTTAAACTTGATAAAACAGACATAATTTCCAAAATGTCTAATCGAGCAAATTCTTCTAAGAAGAATCGGAACAGTGGTTCCAGAAAGGGGTTAAACCTGAGTACAACTCAAACTCCTGCTGCACGAAATGTACGTGTACAAAATAAATCTTTCTCTATCAAAGCTGATAAGGGAAAGGCGATCATTTGTGGTCAAGAACAGGTTGCTACAGTAGAAGGTAGTGTTACATTTAACGCTACTCAATACCATATCAATCCTGGTCTCTCGCTTTATACTTGGCTTTCAACCCAAGCAAAAGGTTGGGAGAAGTACAGATTCAAAACTTTTGAAGTTGTGTATGTTCCTGCCGAGGCAGTTACTACAACTACAGGTTCTGTCTATGTAGCTCTTGACTATGATCCAACTGATGCTGCACCACAAACACTTGCTGGTCTTTCGACCTACGAAACGCAATACAATGGCAGAGTCTATGACTCTGTTTCTTGTAGAGCTGATGTAAAACGCATGTTTGATGGTGTTCAAGCAAAGAAGATCCGGTGTGGTCCTGTAGCTGGTGATTTGCAATTATATGATGCTGCGACTTTTAGTCTAGCAACCGTATCATGTGCAAATACCAATGCAATTGGACAACTTTGGGTATACTATGAAATTGAATTAATCTCTAGACAGACGGAACCTACAATCTATGTTCCTCCGAATATTGCATTATTCAATCTCAGTGCAAACCAAAGCTTCACCACTACAGTTGCAGCTGTCCTCGATTGCGACGAATCCGTCGTAAACGGGATGGGAATAACCAACTCAT